CCCCGGCCCCCGGCCCTGCTGTGGCGGCTCCTGCGCCGACTGCTGGCCCTGCGTCTGTTACCCCTGGTAACACCCCCGCCCCTGCCGTCCCCGTGACCACCGCCCCTGCCGTCCCCGTGACCACCGCCCCCGCCTACACCCTGGACCAAATCTCCCGTGCCGGGGCATCCCTGGTGGATGCCGGGAAGATGCAGCAGCTTTTGGAGCTGCTGGGCCGCTATGGCGTGCAGGCCGTCACCCAGCTCCAGCCGGAGCAGTATGGCACCTTTGCCACCGAACTCCGGGCCCTGGGCGCTCAGATTTAAGGAGGTGCCCCATGCCTCCTGAGAAACACGCCCTGCTTTCGGCGTCCTCCGCCTCCCGCTGGCTGGTATGCACGGCGGCCCCCCGCTTTGAGGAGGGCCTGCCGGAGAACACCAGCGAGTATGCGGAGGAGGGCCGCCTGGCCCACGCCATTGGGGAGCTCAAGGTCACCAAGAAATGCACCCCCATGAGCTCCCGGACCTACACCACACGGCTCAACAAGCTCAAGAAAAACCCCCTCTACACCCCGGAGATGGACAAGACCACGGACCTGTACCTGGAACACATCACGGAGCAGGTTATGGGCTATGACAGCGCCCCTACCGTGGCCGTGGAGGTCAAGGTGGAGTTTTCGGACTATGTGCCGGAGGGCTTTGGCACCTGTGACTGCTGTATCATCGGCGGGGACCTCCTCAGCATTGTGGACTACAAGCACGGCAAGGGCGTCCCCGTGTCTGCCGTGGGCAACCCGCAAATGCGGCTTTACGCCCTGGGCGCTCTCAAGCGCTATGCCCCCGTGTTCGGGGACACCATCAAGCGGGTCCGCATGACCATTGACCAGCCCCGGCTGGACAGCTACACCACGGATGAAATCACCGTTGAGGAGCTGCGGTCCTGGGGCGAGAGCATCAAGCCCATTGCCCAGAAAGCCTTTTCCGGCCTGGGTGAGTTTGTCCCCGGTGACCATTGCCGCTTTTGCCGTGGCAAGGCCCAATGCCGGGCCCGTGCCAATGTCAACACGGCGCTGGAGGACTTCAAGGACTGCGTGCCCCTGGGCTGGTCCCCGGCCATGCAGGCGGACTTTGACACCACGGGCTTTAGACCCTCAAACGCCCTCACGGATGCAGAGATTGGCGATCTGCTGGAACGGGGCAAGCTGCTGGTCCAATGGTACAAGGACCTGGAGGCCTACGCCACGGAGGCCCTGCTGGCGGGCAAGGAAATCCCCGGCTGGAAACTGGTGGCGGGCCGGAGCAATCGGGCCTTTACGGACCAGGACGCCGCCATCCAAGCGGTCATTGCCGCCGGATATGATGAGGCCCTGGTCTATGACCGCAAGCCCAAGACCCTCTCCGAGCTGGAGAAGTTGATGGGCAAGGCAGAGTTTGCGGAGAAGATTGGCGGCTATGTCATCAAGCCGCCCGGCAAGCCCACCCTTGCCCCGGCCTCTGACAAGCGGGAGGCCTACACCCCCGCCGCCGCTGACTTCGCCGGGGTGGCCGCCGATGCTTAAATACAACACCTGCGCCCACGCCCGGCCCCGGATGCACCCGTTTGTCCCTGTGGATGTCCGGGACCGTGACCCGGTTTACCCTGTGGCCCCCTGCTGCAAGAGGGCCGTGAGCTACAAGGTGGCGGAGCCCAGGAGCTACCTCTCCGCCATCCCAGACCGGGAAGTCTGCGAAAACTGCCCCATGTTCACGGACCCTGACACCCTCATCTCCATGCAGGCGGACACATTCCATGCAGACATCTACATGGACCGGCTCATTGACCTGCCGGTCACCAACATCCGCAAGCTGTTCAAGCTGCTGCACCTCTACCGCTGGGAGAATGAGCGGGCCATTGACAGCCTGGTCCCCTATCTGGCCCAGGCCGTCCAGGAGAGCAAAGACGCCTGGAAACTGGCCTCCAGGGAGTTTACAGACGGCTGGCGCAAGGTGAGCAACCCCAAGAGCCGCCACCCCGCCGTGGTGGAAACCCTCAAAAACAACAACCGGCTGACCCGCAAGGTCAAGGCCGCCAAAGCCCGGCATGAGCGCTGGGTGAAAATCAAGGCGCTATGGGCGGACACCGCCCTTTGATACGCAACACACAAGGCAATCTATCAAAAAGGAGAACAAAGACTATGTATCAGAATGACCCCATGAAAGTGCTGACCGGCGAGGTCCGCCTGTCCTACTGCAATCTGACCGCCCCCAGAGCCGCCAAGCAGGGCGGCGAGCCCAAGTTTTCCGTCACCATCCTCATCCCCAAGACGGACAACGCCACCAAGGCCGACATTGACGCCGCCATCCAGGCCGCCGCCCAGGAGGCCTTGACCAAGGTGTGGAATGGTGCCCGCCCCCCGGTGCTCAAGGTGCCCATCCATGACGGTGATGGTGTCCGGCCCTCCGGCGTCCCCTTTGGCGATGAGTGCAAGGGCCATTGGGTGCTGACCGCCTCCACCAAGAACAAGCCCCAGGTGGTGGGCATCGACAACATCAACTGTGAGCTGGCCCCCTCTGATATTTACAGCGGGATGTATGGCCGGGTCACCATCCGCTTTTTCGGCTACTCCAACAGCGGCAATAAGGGCATCGGCTGCGGCCTGGGCAATGTCCTCAAGACCCGTGACGGGGAGCCCTTGAGCGGCCAGGCCTCCGCCGCCTCCGACTTTGCCGGGATTGGCGGCGCTCCCGCCGCTCCGGCCACTCCCAACTATGGGGCGGCAATGCCCGCTACTCCTGGCGCTTATGGTGTAGCTCCGGCGGTCCCCGGCTATGGTGCCGCCCCCACTCCCGCCAACACCCCGCCCTGGAACGGCAACAACGGCATCAACCCCATCACTGGCCAGCCCATGTAAGGAGGCCCCGTCATGCACCATCTCAGCATTGACCTTGAAACCTACTCCAGCGTGCCGCTGGCAAAGGCCGGTGCCCAGAAGTACATCCAGAGCCCGGACTTTGAAATCCTGCTCTTTGCGTTCAGCGTGGATGGTGCGCCTGTTCAAATCATTGACCTGGCACAGGGGGAGCGGCTCCCCCCGTGGCTGGTCCAGGCCATCACCAGCCTGGAATACATCAAGCACGCCTACAACGCCCCCTTTGAGTGGGGCTGTCTGTCCAAGTACATGGGCACCCTGCCGCCGGACCAATGGCGCTGCACCATGTTCCACGGCCTCTATTGTGGCTACACGGCAGGCCTGGACGCCACCGGCAAGGCCCTGGGGCTCCCCCAGGACAAGCAAAAGCTCAACACCGGCAAGGCCCTCATCCGTTATTTCTGCGTCCCCTGCAAGCCCTCCAAGGCCAACGGCCAGCGGAGCCGCAACCTGCCCCAGCATGACCCCGCCAAATGGGAGCTTTTCAAAGAATACTGCAAGCAGGATGTGGTCACCGAGATGGAGATTGAAAAGCGGTTGTCCGCTTTCCCCGTCCCGGATTGGGTGCAAAAGCAATGGGAAACGGACCTCATCATCAACGCCAGGGGCGTGGCCGTGGACCTGGAGCTGGTCACTGGGGCCCTCTCTCTGGGGGACACCGTGCGCCAGACCCTCATGACAGAGGCCATGCAGCTCTCCGGCCTGTCCAACCCCAACAGCGTGGCACAGCTCACGCAATGGCTCCAGGAGGCCATGGGAGAGGAGCTTGCGGACCTCCGCAAGGACACCGTGGCCCGCCTGCTGGGCAAGGAGGACAACAGCCCCCAGGTCCAGCGGATGCTTGAGATACGCCAAGAGCTGGGCAAGACCTCCACCAAGAAATATGACGCCATTGAGGCCGCTGTCTGTGTGGATGGACGTGTCCGGGGCCTGCTCCAGTTTTACGGAGCGAACAGGACCGGGCGGTGGGCCGGGAGGCTGGTGCAGGTGCAAAACCTGCCCCGGACCTACACGGAGCCGCTGGACCTGGCCCGTGAGCTGGTCAAGGGCCGCAAGCTGGATGCCCTCCGGCTCATCTATGGGAGCGTGCCAGACACTCTCAGCCAGCTCATCCGCACGGCCTTTGTGGCCCCGGAGGGGCATGTGCTGATTGACGCCGACTTTTCCGCCATTGAGGCCCGTGTCATCTCATGGCTGGCCAAGGAGCAATGGCGGCTGGAGGTGTTCCGCACCCACGGCAAAATCTATGAGGCATCCGCCTCTCAAATGTTCGGCGTCCCCCTGGAGCTCATCAAGAAAGGCCGCCCGGAGTACGCCCTCCGCCAAAAGGGCAAGGTGGCAGAGCTGGCCCTGGGCTACCAGGGCAGCACCGGGGCCCTCATCACCATGGGAGCCCTGGACATGGGCCTCACCGAGGAGGAGCTCCCGGACATCGTGAGCCGCTGGCGGGAGGCCAACAAGCGCATCCGTGACCTGTGGTATTCCATGGACAATGCCGCCGTCCAGGTTATCGCCGAGGGCGGCAGTACCGGCGTCAACGGCCTGCTGCTGGCCCGTGAGTACGACTATGACAACGGTACCGACTGCCTCACCATCCGGCTCCCCTCCGGGCGCAAGCTCTACTATATCAGCCCCGGCATCGGCCAGAACGAATGGGGGCGGCCCTCCATCTCCTACATGGGCATGGACCAGAAAACAAAGCGCTGGAAACGCATCGAAACCTACGGCGGCAAGCTGGTGGAGAACTGCGTGCAGGCCATTGCCCGTGACTGTCTGGCCCTGTCCATTGACCGGCTGGAGGCCGCCGGGCTCCCCGTGGTGTTCCATGTGCATGATGAGGTGGTCATTGATGTGGCTCCCTGGGACACGGAGGACACCATGCTCTCCACCGTCTGCTCCATCATGGGGGAGCCGGTGCCCTGGGCCCCGGACCTGCCCCTCAAAGCCGCCGGGTGGGTGGGCTACTACTTCACCAAAGACTGAGGAAAGGATTGATTGCCGGTGCAGTATATGGGCGGAAAAAGCCGGATTGCCCGGCAGATTGCGGAGTTTATCAATGAGATACCAAGGAGGAAAGTCCAGAATTGCCAAGCCCCTGGCCCAGATAATCACGACTACGGCGGGGGGGGGACTGACTGCTTTGTTAGCCTCTTTTGCGGCAGTTGTGCCGTGGAAAGTAAGGTGCAGGGCTTTTCCCGCAAGATACTCAATGACCGCCATAAATACATCATTGCCATGCTCCAGGGCGTCCAAAACGGCTACAACCTGCCGGAAAGCATCACCCCGGAGGAGTACCGCTACATACGGGACCACAAGGATGAGGACCCAGCTCTGGCTGGTTTCGTGGGCTTTGGGTGCAGCTTTGGCGGCAAGTGGTTTGGAGGCTATGCCAGAAACGCCTCCGGCACCAACTACGCCCTGCAAAGCAAGCGCTCACTTCTCAAAGATATGGCCACTTTGCAGGATGCCTGCTTTGTGTGCGAGGACTACCGCCGAGTGTGCATCCCGCCGGGAGCGGTCATCTATGCGGACCCGCCCTACAACAACACAACGGGGTACAGCGGGGAGCGGTTTGACAGCGCTGAATTTTGGCGGGCCATGCGCCTCCTGGCCGATACTGGCCACACGGTATTTGTGAGCGAACAGGAGGCACCGCCCGGTATTGAGTGCATCTGGGAAAAGCCATTCACCCGGACCCTGGACCGCAACAAAGGCAATCAATTCACCGTCACCGAAAAGCTGTTCTATTTACCAGCAAGGAGGCATGGACCATGCACATGATAAACGATAAAGGCGAGGCCGTCTATTACAACTATGTCCACAAGAACAACAAGAACTACTGGGTGGTGCAGGGCATTGGCTCCACCGTTGTCTACGGACGGGACCGGGAGCGCCGCAAGAGCCGCCACTTTACCCAGGAGCAGCAGGCGGAGCGCTACCTTGCCCGGCATGGTTTCCGTGCCGATTGACCGCCGTTTTTCCGGCGGAAAAAATGCAAAGGAGAAACACCGACATGAGCGGATTACTTATTGACTGCTTTGCCGGTGGCGGAGGGGCCAGCAAAGGCATTGAGCTGGCCCTCAACCGCCCCATTGACATTGCCGTCAACCATGACCCGGAGGCCATCCGCATCCACAAGGTCAACCACCCCCACACGCTGCACTTGACGGAGGACATTTTCACCGTTGACCTCCAGAAATATGTGGCGGGCAGAAAAGTTGATCTGATGTGGGCCTCCCCGGACTGCACCAGCCATTCAAAGGCCAAAGGCGGACAGCCCCGGCACCAGGGGCTCCGCATCCTCCCCTGGGCGGTCTACAAGCACGCAAAGGCAATTTTGCCGGAGGTCATCATCATGGAAAATGTGGAGGAAATCCAGCAATGGGGCCCTCTGGATGACACCGGCAGGCCCATCAAAGAACGGGCCGGGGAGGACTACAACAAATTCATCAAGGCCATGTGTTCCCTGGGGTACGCCTTTGACAGCCGGGAGCTGGTGGCCGCCGATTATGGAGCACCGACCACCAGAAAACGGTGGTATGCCATTTTCAGACGGGACCACCGCCCCATCATCTGGCCGGAGCCCACGCACAGCAAAGACGGCCACCCCGGCACAGAGAAATGGCCCCCCTGCGGTGACTTCATAGACTGGTCTGACCTGGGAAAATCCATCTTTGACCGGCCAAAGCCCCTGGCGGATGCCACCATGCGCCGCATTGCCAACGGCTACCGCAAATACGTGGTGGAAAATCCGGCCCCATACATCGTGAACAACCAGGAGGCCGTTGCTTTCCTCATCCAATATCATGGGGAAACCAAGGCCGGGGACGCACGGGGCCAACTGCTGACTGAGCCCATTAAGACCATTGACACCAGCAACCGCTATGGGCTTGTGACGGCTTTTGTCACCAAGTTTTATAAGACCGGCACCGGCCAGAGCTGCCGGGAGCCCATCCACACCATCACGACATCCCCCGGCCACTTTGGCCTGGTGTCTGCTTTCCTCATCAAATACTATGGCACCGGCGGCGGCCAGGCTCTTGAGGAGCCCCTGGCCACCATCACCACAAAGGACCGCTTTGGCCTGGTGAATGTCGTGGCGGAACTGAACGGGGAGCAATACATCCTCAAGGATATTTTCCTGCGGATGCTCAAAGCAGAGCCGGAGCTCAAGCTCATGCAGGGCTTTCCGGCGGACTACATCATCACCCATGACAGCGAGGGCAAGCCCTACCCCATCAAAGAGCAGGTGGCCCGCATTGGCAACAGCGTGGTCCCTATTATGGCCAAGGTGCTGGTCCAGACCAACTGCCCCTATCTAATCAGAGAGGAGTTAAGTGCATGAAAATCATCTCCCCCAGTTTTGAAATCATGTCCCTGGTGGACGGCAAAGCCGTCCTCAACCACATTGAGAAGTGTGGCCGGGTGTGCTACAAGTCCGAGGACAAAATCACCGAAACCAGCGCCGCCGCCTTTGTGGCGGGCATCATCAAGCGGGGCCATGAGACCGTGCTGGAGCATTTCAACATCACCGTCAAGTTTATCTGTGACCGGGGCGTGTCCCATGAGCTGGTCCGGCACCGCCTGGCCTCCTACTGCCAGGAGAGCACCCGCTACTGCAACTATTCCAAGGACGGCTTTGGCCGGGAAATCACCGTCATCCGCCCTGTCTTTTTGGCGGAGGGGACGCCCGGCTGGGACATCTGGCGGGATGCCTGCCGCTGTGCTGAGGACGCCTATTTTGACATGCTCACCTTTGGATGCTCTCCGCAAGAGGCCCGCTCTGTGCTGCCCAACAGCCTCAAGACGGAGGTGGTGATGACTGCCAACCTCCGGGAATGGCGGCATTTCTTCAAGCTCCGCACGGCCCCGGCGGCCCACCCCCAGATGAGAGAGGTGGCCATCCCGCTGCTCCGCCGGATGCAGGAGCTGGTCCCCGTGGTGTTCGATGATCTGGAGGTGCCCGATGAAAAGAGCTGAGATTTTAGAGGCCGCCCGTGTCTGCGTCTGCGGTGAACGGGAGCAGGACTATGGCTCCCCGGAGGACAACTTTGAAACCATCGGCCTGCTGTGGGGCGTCTACCTGCGAGCCGCTCACCCGGAGCTGGCCAGGGTCATGGCCGCCAACCACATCACCGCCAAGGATGTGGCCGCCATGATGGGGCTGCTCAAGGTGGCCAGAATTGCCACCAGCTCCAACCCGGACAGCTTTGTGGACCTGGCCGGTTATGCGGCCTGTGCTGGTGAGATTGCCACCAAGGAGGACCCCACGCCATGAAAATGGACCAGGTGGCCTCATCTCAAAATGATGAGTTTTACACCCCGGAATACGCCATCAAGCCCATTCTCAAATACCTCAAAATGCCCTGCACAGTATGGTGCCCTTTTGATACTGTGGAAAGCAACTTTGTCAAGATGCTCAAACGCTATGCCGTCTGCGGCGTGTCGGTGGTCCACACCCACATTGCAACGGGGGATGACTTTTTCAGTATAACCCCCCCCCAATGTGACTACATCATAAGCAACCCGCCCTACTCCGTAAAGGGCCCTGTGCTCCAGCGGCTTTTCCAGATTGGCAAGCCCTTTGCCATGCTGGTGGGCGTGGTGGGCCTCTTTGAGAGCCAAGAACGCTTTGAAATGTTCCGGGACAACCCCTTTGAAATCATGTACTTAAACCGCCGTGTGGCCTATTTCAAGGACTACACCGAACAAAAGCCCTCACTCAACCCGCCCTTTAGCAGCGTGTATGTGTGCCACAACATGCTCCCGGAGCGCATTGTGTTTGAGGAAATCGAAAAGAGATAGGAGGCTTTGACCATGGCCAAGAACAAAAAGCACCGCCGCCCGGTGCCCAAGACCTGTGACCCAAACCTCTGCGACCATTGCATGTATATTGGGGACGGTGACTTTGTGTGTGACCTCCACGGCCTGGGGCCGGAGGAAACCGTCTTTGTGCTGGAGGATTGGGAGCCCACGGAGAACTACCTGCAATGCCGCCGGGGAGGTGTTGCGAGATGACCCCTAAACCCTGGGAGAACGGCGAGGGCTACCCAGACCCTACCGCCTACAACGCCCTGCGGCCCATCATGCAGGAGGACGCCGCCCTGGAGGGCAAGGTCAATTTTCTCATCAAGGTGCTCAAGTTTATCATAGCGGAAAGCGGCTTTGAGCTGCTGGCCCGCATCGAACTCAAGGACAAAAAGACCGGGAGGTGTTTCAGATGAAAGCCATTGCCATTGACTTTGACGGCTGCCTGTGTGACAACGCATACCCGGCAATCGGCGCTCCCCATTGGGGCGTCATTGCCAGGGCCAAGATGGAACAGGAGGCCGGTGCTGGCCTCATCCTCTGGACCTGCCGGGAGGGGCCACTGCTCCAGGAGGCCGTGGCCGCATGTGAAAGCTGGGGGCTCCACTTTGATGCCATCAATGAGAGCCTGCCGTCCTGGATTGCCGCCTTTAAGAACGCCCCCCGCAAGGTGGGGGCCTCTGAGTATTGGGATGACCGGGCGGTGCCCGTGGGCATCCAGCCTGAGATGTACCAGGTCATTGGGGCCATCGGCTTGCCCGCCGTGCTGGAGCAATGCGCTGAGGAGCTGGCCGAACTGACCCAGGCCACGCTCAAAATGGCCAGAGCGCTCCGGGGCGAAAACCCCACGCCTGTGACCCACTCCCAGGCGGCGGAGCATCTGCATGAGGAGCTGGGGGATGTCCGCCTGTGCCTCAAAGTGCTGGATGCCGCCATGGGCGGGGACAACACCGCCGCCGTGGAGGCGGAAAAGCTCCGGCGCTGGCTGGACCGCATCACCCAGGAACAGAAAAACCCAGAGTAAGAGGTGCCGCCCCATGCAATACGACCGCAAAATTACAATATCCGCCGGGAACAACCGGCGGGCCATGACCTGGACGCCCCAGACCATGCTCATTTCTGAGCTGTGGGCAAAGCTCCAGACCCCCGCCAGAGGCACTGAGCCCCTGGCAGAATATCTGAATATGAAAAAGGCCCAGCAGGATGACCTCAAGGATGTGGGCGGCTTTATGGCAGGCACACTGTCAGGCCCCCGCCGAAAGGCTAACAATGTGACCGGGCGTGATGTCATCACGCTGGACCTGGACAACATCCCACCGGGCGGCACGCAAGATGTCCTCCGCCGTGTGGAGGCCCTGGGCTGCGGCTATTGCATCTATTCCACCCGTAAGCACAGCCCGGCGGCTCCCCGCCTGCGGGTGCTGCTGCCCACGGACCGCACCATGACGGCGGATGAGTATGAGCCCATTGCCCGCAAAATGGCCGAGCTCATAGGCCTGGAGCTCATGGACCCCACCACCTTTGAGGTGTCCCGGCTCATGTATTGGCCATCCTGCTGCGCTGACAGCCAATACATCTATGTGTGGAAAGATAAGCCCCTGCTCTGCGCCAACGGCCTGCTGGCCAAATACGATGACTGGACGGACTGCACCACCTGGCCCCAGGTGCCGGGCGCTCTGAGCCTCCCCAAGCTGGCCGTCAAGCAGGGTGACCCGGAGGCCAAAACCGGCGTGGTGGGCGCTTTCTGCCGCACCTATGACATCTACCGGGCCATGGATGAGCTCATCCCCGGCATCTATGAGCCGGTGGACAATATGCCTGGGCGCTACACCTACCTGGGCGGCTCCACCACCGGCGGCGCTGTCATCTACGACAACGGCAAGTTTTTATACAGCCACCACGCCACCGACCCATGCAGCAACCGGCTGGTCAACGCCTTTGATCTGGTCCGCCTCCACCGCTTTGGGGACAAGGACGATGAGGCCCAGCCGGGCACTCCCACCAACCGCCTGCCCTCCTACAAGGCCATGTGTGAGCTGGCCGTGGAGGACAAGGATGTGGCCGCCTTGATGAGCCAGGAGCGCTACCAGGAGGCCGTGCAGGACTTTGAGGGCGTCACCGGCACCAACGATGAGGACCCCGCCAACTGGATGGGCAAGCTGGCCGTGAACACCCAAACGGGCCTGCCCAAGTCCACCATTGACAATGTGTGGATTATCCTGGAGCATGACCCCCTCCTCAAAGGCAAGTTTGCCCTCAACCAGTTTGCGGGCCGTGGTGAGGTTCTGGGGGCCCTGCCATGGGACGCCCGGACGGGCCGCCGCTTTTGGGATGACAACGACAACCAGGGCCTCTATTGGTACATGGAGCGCTACCACCACATCACCGGCAACGGCAAGATTGACGGGGCACTTTCCCTGCACTCCACCGCCCACGCTTTCAATGAGATACAGGACTATCTCAAGGGCCTTGTCTGGGACGGGACGCCCCGCCTGGACACGCTCTTTGTGGACTACCTGGGGGCCGCTGACACCCCCTACACCAGGGCCGTGACCCGCAAGTCATTCACCGCCGCCGTGGCCCGTGCCATGGTCCCCGGCATCAAGTATGACACTATGCTCATCCTCTCCGGGCCGCAAGGCCTGGGCAAAAGCACTCTTTTGGATAAGATGAGCCGGGGCTGGTTTAATGACAGCATCCGCACCTTTGAGGGCAAGGAGGCCTCTGAACTGCTCCAGGGCGTCTGGCTGGTGGAGGTGTCCGAGCTGGACGCTTTCCGCCGGACGGATGTGGCCCGCATCAAGCAGTTTCTCTCCCTGCGGGCGGACCGTTTCCGGGCCGCCTATGGCCGCCATGTCAAGGAGCTGCCCCGGTGCTGCGTGTTCTTCGGCACCACCAACACCTCCGACTATCTCCAGGACCGTACCGGCAACCGGCGCTTTTGGCCGGTGGATGTGGGCGTGGTCCCGCACACGAAAACGGTGTGGTCCGATCTGCCGGAGGAGATTGACCAGCTATGGGCGGAGGCCGTGGTCCGCTGGAGGGCCGGAGAGCCCCTTTTCCTCAAAGGGGAGCTGGAGGACGCCGCCAAGCAAAAGCAGGAGGAGCACCGGGAGGCCAGCACCAGGGAGGGCATCATCATGGACTTTCTGGACAAGCAGGTCCCGGAGGACTGGCAGAGCTGGCCGCTGGACCGCCGCCGCATGTTCTGGGGCGGCGCTGTGCAGGGTGAGGTCAAGCTGGTGGACCGTGACCGGGTGTGTGCCCTGGAGGTGTGGTGTGAGGCCCTGGACGGCAAGCAAAAGGACATCCGCTACTCCGACACGGCGGAAATCAACAGTATCATTGAGGCCTCCGGCGGCTGGGAAAAGAGCAAAAGCGCCTTGCGTTTTGGCTACTGCGGAGCCCAGAGAGGCTTTCTAAAGAGGCGTAACATTTAGTGTAACATTGCCTGCAACATTGATTTTGAATGTTACATCTGCCTGCAACATGTTGCGGGCAATGTTACGGGCAATGTTACGGCCTAAACCCTTGAAAACACTGGACTTTTTAAGGCTCTGCAACATTGCAACATTCATTTCTATTGATTTTGAAAATAGAGAGAATTAGAGGATTAGAGAAAATAAAAACTCTCTAAACCGCCTGTATACGCATAAGTACGCGCGCGAGGTTACATTGTTGCAGGACCCAATTGGAGGCTGAAAAGATTGAGAGAAAGCAGCATTGAGAGCTACCTGGTCCGCAAGGTGAAAGAGCACGGCGGCCTGTGTTATAAATTCGTGTCCCCCGGCAATCCTGGTGTGCCGGACCGCATCATCATCACCCCCACCGGCAAGACCATCTTTGTTGAACTGAAAACGGAGGTGGGCAGGCTGGCCAAAGTCCAGAAATGGCAGCGGAGTGAGATGGAGAAACGGGGGGCGGATGTCCGGGTGCTTTATGGGATGGATGCCGTGAAAGAGTTTCTGAGGGAGGTTTTTGGTGATGCAGTACATACCGCATGACTACCAGGCCTATTGCATCCAGCGTGTAGTTGAGGACCCTGCCGTTGGGCTGTTTCTCCGGCCAGGGCTGGGCAAAACGGTCATCACCCTGTCTGCGGTCAACATCCTCAAGTATTTCCGCTGGCAGGTGGCCAAGGTCCTGGTGGTGGCCCCCAAAAAGGTGGCAGAGGCAACCTGGAGCAAGGAGGCGGCCAAGTGGGACCACCTCCAGCATCTCCGGGTGTCCACCGTCCTGGGGAGCGCCACCAAGCGCATCAAGGCCCTCAACACTCCGGCGGATGTCTATGTCATCAACCGTGAAAACTTTGAGTGGCTGGTGGATTATTACCAGCAGGCCTGGCCGTTTGACATGGTGGTTTTCGATGAAAGCACCAGTTTCAAAAACCCCCAGAGCAAAAGGTTTAAGGCGGCCAAGCGCATCCGCCGGTTTATCAAGAAAGTGGTGCTGCTGACCGGCACGCCGTCCTCCAAGGGGCTGATTGACCTATGGGCCCAGGTGTACCTCCTGGACGGCGGGGCCCGTCTGGGGCCCACGCTTTCCGCCTACCGGGAGAGATACTTTGACCCGGACCAGCGGAGCCGGACCCAGATTTTTTCCTACAAGGCCAAGGATGGAGCGGAGAGCGCCGTGTTGACTGCCATTTCAGACATCTGCATCTCCATGAAAGCGGAGGACTACCTGCAACTGCCGGACTTTATCCAACATGAAATCCCGGTCATGCTGGACCCCAAGGCCAAAAAGGCCTATGACCAGTTTGAGCGTGATCTGCTGCTGGAGGTGGATGAGGACATCATCACGGCGGGCACCGCCGGGGTCCTGGTGGGCAAGCTACTGCAATTCTGCAATGGGGCCGTGTATGGCAATGACGGCAAGGTGGTCCCGGTGCATGACTGCAAGCTGGAGGCCTACACGGAGCTGCTGGAGCAACTCAATGGGGAGCATTGCCTCACATTCTACGGCTACCAGCACGACAAGGACCGCATCCTGGAGCGCCTGGAGAAGTACAACCGGGGCCGGGTGGACAAGCTGCGGGTCCGGGTGTATAAGGGCGTGGAGGATGAGGATGCCTGGAACGCCGGAGAGGTGGATGTGCTGCTGGTGCATCCGGCCTCTTGCGCCTACGGGCTCAACCTCCAGGCCGGTGGCCGCCATGTGGTATGGTATGGCTTAAACTGGAGTTTCGAGCTGAACGACCAGGGCAACTGCCGCCTGTACCGGCAGGGCTCCCCCTACGAAAAGGTGTTTGTGCATTATCTCATTGTGCAAGGCTGTGAGGATGAGGATGTCATGGCCACCATACGGGACCGGGCAGACACCCATGAGGCTGTCATGCGGGCCCTCAAGGCCAGAATACGCAAGGTAAAGGAGAGTGTGGCATGAATAACCCAACTGTGATTTTGAACGGTGACCAGGTGTATTGTGATGAGCTCATCCGGGAAAATGCCCGGCTGACCATCCAGCATGAGGTGGACCGGCAGAAAATGGAGGCCCTGGAGCGGCAGATTGAGGACCAGGCGGCGAACATCGCCAGCTTTGAGGCCCATTCCTACGCACGGGAGGACCTGGAGGAGCTGGCCGACCTGCGGCGCACGGTGGACAAGGCCATCAAGGACCTGCACTTTGTCATGGCCGGTGGTGACCCGTGCAAGGTGTGCGCCAAGGTGTGCATGATGGGTGAGGGCAACTGCCAGCCGGTGTGGACTGGAGAGAAAACGGAGGACTGAGCACATGACCCTAAAAGAACTGTCCCAGCTTTATTACCTTAACCGAGAGATTGAGATGGACAAGCGCCGCCTCCAAGAGCTGGAGGTCAAGGCCCTGCCGGGCTCCCAGGTCCTCACCGGGATGCCTCACACTCCCGGCGTCAAGGACAAGGTGGGTGAGTATGCGGCGGAGATTGCCGATCTGAGAGGCATTATTGAGGCCAAGCACCAGCAATGCCTCTATGAGCGGAGCCGCCTGGAGCGCTACATCTCCAGCATTGATGACAGCCTCCTCCGGCAGATTTTCACCTATCGGTTTATCAATGGACTCCGCTGGCGGCAGGTGGCCGCCTGCATCGGCGGGGGGAATACCGAGGACGGATGCAGAAAAGCTGTGCAACGGTATCTGGAACGGAACTAAAGCAAGTTGTCCGTTTTGTCCGCTACATAGTGTGCTACAATGTAACTGCGGGTGTATGCCTCATCATGGTATTACCTCCTTTGAGGGTGGCGGCAGGGTGACGGAGCTGAAAACCAGACCCCTGCCGCCATTCACCTATGATTTTTCGGGCTGCTTTCCCCTGTGCGGGGAGGGCGGCCTTTTACTATGTTCTGGGGTGGTGAGTGTGGCAAAGCTGACTGACAAGCAAAAGCGGTTTGTGGATGAGTACCTGGTGGACCTCAATGCCACCGCCGCCGCAAAGCGGGCGGGGTATAGTGAAAAGAGTGCGTCCAGGATTGCGATTGAACTACTCAATAAAACTCATGTTTCCGCTGAAATCCAAAAGCGCCAGGCAAAGCTCCGGGGCAAGCTGGAAATCACCCAGGAGCGGGTGCTGGAGGAGCTGGCCGCCATCGCCTTTGCCAACGGCACCGACTTTGCAACCATCACCCACAACGGCCTGGTCCGGCTGACCCCCACGGATGAGGTGCCGGAGGAAAAGAAAAAGGCCGTTGCCTCCATCAAGGAGGGCCAGTATGGCACGGAAATCAAGCTCCACGACAAGGTGAGGGCTTTGGAGCTGCTGGGCAAGCACCTGGGCGTCTTTGACGCCAACAACGGCTCCGCCAATGAGCAGGAAAACAACATCTTTGAGGTGATTGAGGAAAGCACCAGAGAGGAGATAGGCACGGATGAGATACCAGAAATTGAGCCCCCGGCAAAACCTGGCCATGACCTGGTGGAATAGGCCGGGCTTTGGGGACTATGACGGCATCATCTGTGACGGCTCCATTCGCTCCGGCAAGACCGTGGCCATGACGGTGGGCTTTATCATGTGGGCCATGTGCCGCTTTCAAGGTCAAAATTTTGCCCTGTGCGGCAAGACCATTGAGAGCCTGCGGCGCAATGTGACCACCAACCTGCCCACCTGGCTGGCCGGGGTGTTCTCTTTCCGGGAATACCGCACCGAAAACAAGATTGTGGTGAGCGCCGCCGGGCGCTCCAATAACTTCTACCTGTTCGGCGGGCGGGATGAGAGCAGCGCCTCCCTCATCCAGGGCATCACCCTGGCGGGTGTCCTGCTGGATGAGGTGGCCCTCATGCCCCGCTCTTTCGTGGAGCAGGCCTGTGCCCGGTGCAGCGTGGAGGGCTCCAAGCTCTGGTTTAACTGCAACCCGGAGGGGCCCAGCCATTGGTTTTATCTCACCTGGGTGCTGGAGGCAGGCAAGCGGAACATGCTGCACCTCCATTTCACCATGGATGACAACCTCAGCCTCTCCGCCGCCGTCAAGGCCAGGTATGAGAGCCTATACTCCGGCGTGTTTTATGACCGCTTTATCCGGGGCCTCTGGGTGGTGGCGGAGGGGCTGATTTACACCATGTTCAACAAGGATTACCATGTGGTGCCGGATGTCCCCCGGCCCTATGACCGCTACTACATCTCCGTGGACTACGGCACCATCAACCCCACCAGCATGGGCCTCTGGGGCCGGGCCGCCGGGAAATGGTATCGCATCCGGGAGTATTACTTTGACAGCCGCAAGGTGGGCCGCCAGCTCACCGATGAGGAGCACTACACCGGCCTGGAAAAGCTGGCCGGGGACCTGTCCATCCGGGCGGTCATCGTGGACCCCTCAGCGGCCAGCTTTATTGAAACCATCCGGCGGCATGGCCGCTTTTATGTGGAAAAGGCCTCCAACTCCGTGCTGGACGGCATCCGTGATGTGGCCACCCGGCTCCAGAGCGGGGACATTTTCTTTTGTGAGTGCTGCACGGACTGCATCCGGGAGTTTGGCCTCTATCGCTGGGACGAAAAGGCCCCCATGGACCGGCCCATCAAAGAGAATGACCACGCCATGGACGATGTGCGCTATTTTGTCCACAAGATTTTTGCCCCGGAGATTTTCAGTTTTTGAGGTGCGCCATGTTTGAGCAGCAGTATGTTTTATCTAAAATCGAACAATGGGCGGAGCGCCTGCCATACCGCACTTTGCGGATTGAGGTGGAGCTCCCCGGCCAGACCCTCACGCTGGAAAAGAGCAAGGCCCGGCCCATTGGATTTAATACCCCCCCCCGAAAATGCCAAAAAGGAGGTGATGCACGGTGGTGGTGCTTAATTTGCGGGATGACTGCGTGGCCAGAACGGCCACCAATTTTCGCCGTGGTATGACGGACAAGCGCTTTTTGGAGCTGGAAATCACAGCATGGCTGGGCTCCAAAGAGCGGAGGCGGCAACTTGAGGGTGAGGCCTACTATGACGGGGACCAAGCCGTGCTCCGCCGCAAGCGCCTGGCGCTGGATGATGACGGCAAGCCCATTGTGCTGGAGCATCTGCCCAACAACCGGCTGGTCAACAACATCTACTCCAAAATGGTGGACCAGAAAACCAATTATTCCTTTGGGCGGCCTTTTTCCTTTGACACCGAAAACAAAGCCTATGCGGCGGCCCTCTCTACTGTGTTTGGCTCCCGTTTCCGCCGGACCATGCACAACATTGGTGAGGGGGCCTGGATAGGCGGCAAGAGCTGGGTGTACCCCTACTATGACCAAAACGGGGAGCTGGCTTTCCAGCGCTTTCCGGCGGATGAGGTCCTGCCGTTCTGGGCGGATGCAGACCACACCATCCTGGACGCCGCTGTCCATGTCTATGTGGTGCTGGAGTATGATGAAACCGAACAGACCAAGGATGTGGTCAAGGTGGAGGTCATGCACGGCGGCGGGGTGGACTGCTTTGTCCGCCGGGATGATGGGACGCTGGTGCCGGATGACTTTGCCCACTCCGGGCCCTACATCACCACCACGGACCCCCAGACCGGCGAGGAAACCGGCTACAACTGGGAGCGCATCCCCCTGGTGTGCTTTAAGAGCTCCCACCATGAAATCCCTCTGCTGTCCAGGGTGAAGTGTTTACAGGACGCCTACAACAACATCATCTCCAACTTTGCCAACCAGATGGAGGAGGACATCCACTCCACCATCCTGGTCATCAAGAACTATGACGGGGAGGACCTGGGGCGGCTGCGGGCCAACCTGGCCACCTATGGCATCATCAAGGTCCGCTCCTTTGAGGGCTCTGAGGGCGGTGTGGACACCCTGGAGATTGAGGTCAACGCCGAAAACTACAAGGCGCTGCTCTCTCTGCTCAAGGACGCCATCATTGAGAACGCCAGGGGCTATGACGCCAAGGATGACCGCATGAGCGGCAACCCCAACCAGATGAATATACAGAGCATGTACTCTGACATTGATCTGGACGCCAATGGCATTGAGATGGAGTTTCAAGCCTCCATGGAGGAGCTGCTCTGGTTTGTCAACCAACACCTGGCCAACACGGGCCGGGGGAATTATGAGGGCACCGAGGTCAAGGTCATCTTTGACCGGGATGTCCTCATCAATGAAACGGAGGCCATCAACAACTGCAAGAACTCCGTGGGCATCCTCTCCGATGAAACCATTGTCAAGATGCACCCCTGGGTCACCGACCCGGAGCAGGAGCTCCAGCGCATCAAGGACGAAAAGGAGGAGGCCATGGCGGACCCCTACCAGGCCGCCTTTATGGCCAACCGGCAGAACGGCCAGAACGGGGGCGGCAATCCCGTGACCGGCGAGGACGGCGGTGACGGCAATGGCGAGGAATAACCTCCAGCGCAATGCTGAGTATTGGGCCCAGCGCATGAAAAACATGGAGGACGCCCTGCTGGACCAGTCTTATTCCTATGTGGAAAACCTGGACGCCCAATTCCGGGCCGCCCAGGCTGAGATTGAGCGCCAGATGTCCGCATGGTACAGGCGCTTTGCTGCCAACAATGACATCACCCTGGCAGATGCCAAGCGGCTACTCAACAGTGATGAGCTGGCGGAGTTTCGCTGGACGGTTGAGGACTACATCAAGCACGGTGAGGAAAACGCCCTCACCGGGGCCTGGATGAAAGAGCTGGAGAACGCCAGCGCCAGGGTCCACATCTCCCGGCTGGATGCCCTCAAAATCCAGCTCCAGCAGCAGGCAGAGCTCCTCTATTCCAATCAGCTTGACTACATAGACCGGGCCGCCCGGCAATCCTACACCGGGAGCTTTTACCACACGGCCTATGAGGTCCAAAAGGGCCTGGGCGTGGGTTGGACCATGCAGGCCGTCAATGAGGGGACCATCACCAAGGTCCTCTCCCGGCCATGGACCACGGACGGCCAGACTTTCCGGGACCGCTGCTGGACCAACAAGCAGAGCCTTGTGAACAGCGTCAACACCCAGCTCACCCAGATGATTATACGGGGAGAGGCTCCAGACCGGGCCATCTCCGCCATCTCCAAGCAGTTTGAGGTGTCCCGCTCCAAGGCGGGCCGCCTGGTGATGACGGAAAGCGCCTATTTCTCCAGCGCCGCTCAAAAGGACTGTTTCAACGCCCTGGGCGTAGAGAAATACAGGATTGTGGCCTCTTTTGACCGGGACACCTGCGGCCTGTGTTCGGCGCTGGACGGCAAGGTGTTCAAGATGTCAGACTACCAGGTGGGGCTCACCGCTCCGCCGTTCCATCCCTGGTGCCGCTGCTGCACCGCCCCCTACTTTGAGGACATGGAGGGCCTGGGGGAGCGCTGGACCCGCAACCCGGACGGCACCACCACAAAGGTCCCGGCAAACACCACCTTTGCCCAATGGCGGCAGAGCTTTGTGCAGGGACCTACTCCTGGTTTACAGGTGGCCTCCGGGAGTGGTACAATGGCCGCAAAGGCAACCACGCATTTCCAGAGTGTTGTGCAGGGCTTGCCCGCATCCCCCAACGGCTACACGGACGCCCTTGAGCAACACTATGCGTCCGGCAATCAGACGGCCCAGGCTGTCTTTGAGCGCTATGTCCAGCCCGGCTCCGTTGCGGATGGGGCTTTCTCCGGCACGCCGCATTTTGACAGCCGCATCCAAAAGGTTAAAATGAATTTTGCCAACGACATGACGGACCCCAGAGGCCCAGCAACAACCTTTTTCCATGAACACGGCCATTATATTGATTTTATGTCGTGCGCCGGGAGCGGCTACACATCCATGCAGACGCCAGACTTTGGCGACGCCTTGAAAAAGGACTTTGAGGCCTATGTCAAGGCTACCATGAAAGCCCACGGCACAAAGAGAAAGACGGATGCCTATGCAATCATCTCTCAGGAGCTCCGTGGGGCGCTGCCCAATGCAATCTCCGATCTGTTCGGCGGAATGTCCCGCAACAAGTGCGCTGGCACATACGGCCATTGGAACACACGCTACTGGACCTACTCCGGGATGCTGGAGAAAGAGGCCTTTGCCCACATGTTTGCCGCTCAATTCGATGCTGACCGCTACGCTTTGATGCAGAAATACTTTCCCACCGCTTTGGCGGAGTTTGAGAAACTGCTGAAAGGGGTGACAACGCCATGATTAAGTATTCCGATGTGACAACCAACCAGGAGCTCCAGGAGGCCGTCACCGCCTATGAGCAGGCCTTTGGAGGCCGCTTTGTGGGGGATGAGCCGGGCCCCGGCCTGGTGTATCTGGACGCCAACGGGACCTCCTACGGCCCCCCGGACGGCTACACCAAAGAGGACCTGCTCACGGCTCTGGAGGGTAGCAAAGACATCCTCCCCTCTATCTGGACCAATTTGGATGGGCTGGATATTGACCCAGACATCCTTTACTGACCCGATGATAAAAGCATCGTGCTGAAAAGCACGGTGCTTTTTTCATACCCAAATACCGCCGGGCCCCGGCGGAAACCAACAGGGGCGCTGCCATACCGGGACTGGCCGGACACAAGGAAAGCAGATAACAGGAGGTAACGCAACATGAAACTTTTATGGCTCAAGGAAATCATTGGCGATGCCTACACGGAGGACATGGACGCCGCCGCCTGCCAGGCGATTGGCAAGGACTTTGTTGCCCGTGCGGACTTCAACGCCAAAAACACCCGTGTCAAGGAGCTGGAGGCCCAGGTGGGCCAGCTTGAGGAGGCCGCCAAGGGACACGCCAAGCAGCTTGAGGAGCTGAAAAAGTCCGCTGGCGACAACGAAGAGCTGACCCGCAAGATTGGCGAACTGGAGCAGCAGAACAAGGCGGACAAGGCCGCTTATGAGAAAGAGCTGGCCACTATCCGGCTGACTGCCGCCGTGGACGCCGAACTCACCGCCGCCGGAGCCAAGAACAACACCGCTGTCCGGGCTCTCCTGGCCGACTACCTCAAGGACGCCAAGATTGAGGACGGCAAGGTGGTGGCCAAGGTGAACAATGAGAGCATCACCCTGGCCGCCAAAATCGAGGCCATGAAAAAGGACGCCAACACGGACTTTCTCTTTGGGAGCACCGGGGCCAAGCTGACCGGCTGGAAACCCGGCGACCCCGACACCGGGCGGAAACCCGGCGAGGGGAAAAAGCCCTCTGAGATGTCCTATTCCGAGCTGGCGGCTTTCCTGGCCGAAAACCCGGACGCCAAGCTGGAATGAGGTGACAACATGCGAAACATCACAACCCCTGCCAAAGCCGTGTCTTTTGAGGACGCCTTGAGAAATCTGGCGGCCAAGCTGACCGGCAAGCCCGCCGCATCCCTGCCCCGCACCCAGGAGGCCGTGGTGCAGTACATTGCGGACAACATCTCCTCCGTGAAAGAGCTGACGGACGCCCTGGCCAAAGAGCTGGCCATCCGGCTGACCCAGGAGCTTGCGGAGGCCATTGTCCAGGAAGTCATGGACCGTCTGGCCCCTGCGGGCACAGGGGCGGCCCAGGACGGCCCGGAGGATGAGCCGGAGGGTGATGATACCACCGGCACCAAAGAGGCCCCCAGGGGCCGCAAGCGCAAGCCCAACACCAACTAATTTGCAGAAAGGAAGATTGAACTATGCCTAACACCAAGTTTGATGCCAAGTCTTTCAATCCCCAGGCTTTCAAGTATGCGGTGGACCGCATCCCCCGCACCCGCCTCAATGAAATGCGGAAGTCCAGAGCGCTGGCGGGCAACCCCGACATCCGGGATGTGTTCAGCACCCAGGGTGGCACCGGCTATGCCCGCATCGCCATGCGGGGCCTGCTGGACGGCGATGCCGTCAACTATGACGGCCAGACCGACATCACCGCCACCTCCACCAAGACCTTTGAGCAGGGCGTGGTGGTCATTGGCCGTGCCAAGGCCTGGACTGAAAAGGACTTTTCCTTTGACATCACCGGCGGCATTGACTGGATGGACAATGTAGCCCAGCAGGTTTCCGAGTATTGGCAGGACATTGACCAGGACACCATCCTGGCTGTCCTCAAGGGCGTCTTTGCCATGACCGGCGGCCAGAGCGCTGAATTTGTGGCCAAGCACACCTATGAGGTGGCGGGCAACATGGAGGCCACCACCATGAACAGCGCCACTGCCCAGGCCTGCGGTGACCGTAAGAAGAAATTTTCCCTGGTGTTCATGCACTCCGTTGTGGCCACCAACCTGGAAAACCTCAACCTGCTCACCGCCCTCAAGTACACCGACAAGGACGGTGTGACCCGTGACCTGACCCTCTACACCTGGAACGGCAAGACCGTTGTGGTGGATGACGGGATGCCTGCCACGGACGGCTATTTCCCCGCCAGCGCCTCCGATGAGGGAGCGCTCCAGGTCAAGGCCTCCGGTGCTACTGCTGGCCAGATCAACCAGGCGGAGGTCACCCCCTACTTTGGCGAGGGCACCCCTGCGGCGGACAGCTATGTGGTCCCCGGCACCCGCTACACCACCTATGTGCTGGGCGAGGGCGCTATCAGCTTTGAGGACATCGGTGCCAAGGTCCCCTATGAAATGGCCCGTGACCCCAAGACGGACGGCGGTGTGGACACCCTCTACACCCGCCAGCGTAAGGTGTTCTCTCCCTTTGGCATCTCCTACGAAAAGACCAGCCAGACCACTCTCTCCCCCACGGATGCAGAGCTGGCCAACGGTGCCAACTGGTGCCTGGTCCATTCTGGTGAGAGCGGTGAGGGGGACCGCTCCTACATCGCCCACAAGGCCATCCCCATTGCCCGCATCCTCTCCAGAGGCTAAGGACATGGAGGGCGTGTATGAGGCCGTGGTGGACCGGCTGGCCATGCTGGGCTACACTGTCACGGACGATGACGAAACCGGCCTTAAATACACCATCCGCAAGTGTGAGGCGGAGCTTTTGGCGAACATCAATCACCGAAAGCTCCCGCCTCCTCTTTTTTACACCCTTGTGGACATGGTGGCCGGTCATTTCCTGTTTGATAAGAAAGCCGCCGGAGGGCTTGACGGGCTGGAGGGCTTTGACTTCAACGCCCCCGCCAAGAGTATCACGGAGGGGGACATCTCCGTGACCTTTGCCGGGGCCAGCGATGGTGCAAGCAATGCGGAAAGCCGCTTTGACGCCATGCTGGCCCAGCTCATGCACCCGGCAGAGAGCACCCTGGCGGCTTTTCGGAGGCTGAGATGGTAGTCCCCGCCGCCTACAAAAAGGCCATCCAGAGCCTCTGGACCGGCCTGGCCACCATCACCGTGCGGCAGGGTGTGCTCAACCCTGCCAATGGCCGCACGGAGCCGGTGGAGAAAGTGACGGCCTCCGGCCTACCCTGCCGCATTTCCCACCAGACCGTCAAGAGCACCGAACCCACCGAGGAGGCGGCCCTGGTGGCCCAGACGGTGACGCTCTACATTGACCCGTCCGTGGACATCCCGGAGGGCTCTAAAATCACGGTGACCCAGAACGGCGTCACCCGTGACTATGAGCGGAGCGGCAAACCTGCCGTTTACACCTGCCACCAGGAGGTCCCCCTGGAGCTGTTCAAGGAGTGGGCCTAATGCGGTGGGGCGATGTCGATTACAAGCAGCTCCAAAAGCTACGGGATAACCTGCAAAAGCTCCAGGACATGGACCTGGACAAATTCTGTGAGGATGTGTCCAAAGAGCTGGCCGCCCGGCTGCTGGCCCTGGTCATCCCCCGCACCCCGGTGGGGCAATACTCCCGGAGCAGCGGGAAAAAGGGCGGCACCCTGCGCCGGGGCTGGACCGCCCGGACCGAGCAGGAGGCGGCGGGCGGCGGGAAAGTAGACCCCGCCGCCTACGCCAATGCTCTGCCAGTTTTCAAGAGGGGGCGGACCTTTTACATCGAGGTCATCAACCCTGTCCACTACGCCAGCTATGTGGAGTTTGGACACCGCACCCGTGGCGGAGGCGGCTGGGTGGCCGGGCAGTATTTCCTTACCCTGTCTGAAAAGGACCTTGAGCGGGTGGCCCCCGCCGTCATTGAGAAAAAGCTGGAGGCGCTGCTGCGGGAGGCTTTCAATGTCTGAAATCAGTTTTAAGAGCATCTATGACGGCGTGAGCCTTGCGCTGCACGCCGCTTTTCCTGCTGTGCAGGTACACGGCGGGAATGTCAAGCAGGGCCTCAACCCTGGGGACCTCAATGTGGTCATGCCCTCCGCCGGGCAGAGCAAGCAGGTGGGAGAGCGGTTTCTCCGCACCCCCACCCTGGATGTCATCTACTACCCCAAGGTGGGGGTGGCGGAGTGCTGCGAGGTGGCAGATCAGCTCACCATGCTCCTGCGGGACATCACCACCCCGGAGGGGGACCTCATCCATTGCACCAACTGCGAATGGACCATTGAGGAGGGCGTCCTGCATGTGCTGGTGAGCTATGACCACCACGCCTACATCCCCCAGGAGCCGGTCCTCATGGAAACCCTTGATATTGAAATGGAGGGATAAACATGGCGCAAGCCAAGACCACGAACAGCGAAAAGGCCACCGGGGCCGCTACTTACAAAAAGGAGCAGCTTGTGGCCTCCAAGCGATATGCCAACCGGCGGGACCTCATCCGGGCTCTGCTGGAGGACGGCAAGGCCTACACCTTGAATGAGGTGGACGGGCTGATTGAGAAGTACATGAAAGGAAAGGTGAACTAATATGGCGCTGGGCGGCGGCACCTGGCAGGTCCAAAACAAGGTCCTGCCCGGTTACTATGTCAATTTTTCCAGTGTGCCCAGGGCGTCTGCGGCCCTCTCTGACAGAGGCTTTGCGGCAGCGCCTTTTGAGCTGAGCTGGGGCCCGGAGGGTGAGGTTTTCGCCGTCACCTCCGGGGAGTTTCAGAAGAACAGCAAAACCATTTTCGGCTATGCCTACGACCACCCCAAGATGCTCCCCCTGCGGGAGATTTTCACCCACGCCACCACCGTCTACTGCTACCGCCTGGGCTCCGGGGCCGTCAAGGCCTCCAACACCCTGGCCACGGCTAAGTATGGCGGCGTGAGAGGCAACGACATCACCATTGTGGTGGCCGCCAATGTGGATGAGCCGGACCTGTGGGATGTGACCACCTATGTGGACGGCGTGGCCGCTGACACCCAGACCGTTGAGGATGCTGAGGCTCTGGTAAGCAACGATTGGGTGGACTTCAAGACGGAGGCCACCCTGTCCGCATCTGCCGGGATGCCTCTGACCAACGGGGCGGATGCCACCACCATCAACGGCGAGGCCCACCAAGCCTTTTTGGACAAGATTGAGCCCTATGCCTACAACGCTCTGTGTTGCCCGGCATCGGACGCCACCAC